ATGCCTGCTTATAGCAAGACTTTATTAAGCCCGAAAAGCCGCCTGAACTTTGCGAACGCCGCGAAGCTCCTGATGTCCATGACGTTCGCGGCGAAGAGGCGCTTTTCGGGCTCGATCGGGAGGGTTTAGATGCCCGCTTACAATAACTCCTCATCGCCGAGCGCGATCTGGCCTGGTGATTTCGCGCAAGTGTGGAATGCCGAGCAGCCCGCGCCGGGAAGCGGCGGAGCCTCCGCCAGTCAGCGGGTCGCACTCGGCACGAAGGAAGGCGGCCCCGGTGGGTTCTCGGTAACTGGATTTTTCTCCGGCGCGCCGGGCAGCTTTGAGATTGACGTGCAGGTGAGCGACGTGGACGCGGACGCGCAATATCAGACCTGCGCGAACGGAAATATCACCACAGTGGATGCGACGAACAATACCTTTCATTTGGACGCTTCGGGCGTACTGGCCACTTTCGTGCGCCTGCTGATGCGTAGCCGGACGAACGCGGTAAACGTGACTGCGGACATTCGGCGGCTGTGAAACAGAGACCTTAAGGAACTGATTCCCGGAAATAAATGCTTCGCCTGCTCGTCATTCTTGCGCTGGCGTGTCTCTCGGGATGCGCAGCACGCAGCTCCGGTAATTACCACCCATGCGCCGAGACTGACGGCTGCTGGCAGTTGATGCATTCTCCTGCCGGATTTTGGGCTTGGTGCCGGCAAGAAGACAACGTACTTCGCTGCATCCCACAACGATGAACTCTTGATGAGATCGCGCACCAATTCCGTGAGCATCACGGCGCGGATCAACAGGTAACGCCCATGAGAAAACTTCTCTTTCTTCTTTTGCTGTGCGCTATTCCCGCGTGGCCTCAAGCGGGAGGATATAGCTCGCCGGCACAGGGGGGCGGCGGGACGAACTTCGGCGCCTCTACGGTCATTGTAACCGGCGGCGCAGGCGGGCTCTCCGGCACCAGCGGATTCGGGACCACGGCGAACCGGCGCTACTTCGTCACGGCGAACGACACTGAAACGGCGGCGCTTTCGATCACGGCGGCATTCGTGACTGTGGAATGCAATCCTGGCGTGACGATCCAACAGCTCACCGCTTCCACACGCCTATTCAATCTTGGCTCAGGAGCAAACAATTTCACGCTGCGGAATTGTGGCGTATCCCCTCCCGCTTCGGGGACTGTGGGCGCGCTCATAGGCGACACAGCAGCGACGCCAGTAAACAACATCATTCTGGATAACGTGCAATTGGTAGCCAATTCATCCACAGGAACCTTGCAGGCGAGCGATTTCGGATTCGTCTACATTACCGGCGGCTCGCACCATTCACTGGACGTGTGGAGTCCCGCAGCCAGCGACAATGTTGTAACCCTTGATACGGCAGACCCTTCTACGCACAACACGATCAGCGACGTGACCATCGCCACACGGCACGGCAATTTAGTGGAATCCGCGAATAACGTCTACGGGATCGTGCTGCGTCCGAATGCCAAGGTGGGGACAGGGAGCATCACCGAGCTGAATATAGACGCCGATGTCTGGAGCGCCAGCGGCGCGTTCTATGGCGGCTGGGGGTACGCCGGACTGGGGCCGAGCGATTCCAAGATCATCGTTCGGGCGCATCTGACCGCTACCTCGACTCCCGCGATGTTTTCTGGCAGTTGCGTGGCGCACTGCGAAATTACGGCCATCGTGGATGATGAGGGACAGGACGCCTTCGGCGGCGGCATTGTCATGAATGATTCCGCTGACTTCATCCTAAACGCCTATGTGCATTTTACGAATGGCAGCAGTGGCATACCCTTCGAGGCGCTTGACTCTCGGAATTTCACGCTGAATTTGGAGGCTTCTGGCGACCTCAACGTTGCGACCGGATTGCCGAGCAATGGTTGGAGCACCACTCAGCCTTGTATTTTTCTCCAAAACCAGACCACGGTCGCGATGACCAACATCACGCTGGGCAACATTCAGTGCTACATGCCTCCTGGTTCCACGGTAGATGGGATTGATTTTCAGCTTCAGGGGGTATTGAGTCCTATCGCGGATGGCTTGGTGGTCACTCCAGGTGTGCATTTAGTGGGAGTGAGTGGCGCGGGCAGCACGGGGATCAATCTGACCAATACTGCTACGGGCGGGGCGCAGAGCTTCGTCAATTCAGTCATCGCCAATCCCTGGATACGGAATTTTGTGACCGGCATAAACATTGGGGCTGGTGTCAATCAAACGCAAGTGAACGGCGCCCTTATCACTGGCGCGACCACGCCGGTCAGCAATTCGGGAACCAACTCGCGCATTTGGACGCATCGCGTGCAGACGACCGGGACACTCGCGAGCGGCACGCTGGCCGTGACCTTTAGCGGCAACGATGTGTGGACCGGTGCGACGACATATCAGTGTAATGGAAGCGATCAGACTGCGCCGACGAACGCGGTGAGTTTCACCTATACGTCGGGCACGGCCATGACCATCACGGGAACGACCACCGACGTGATCCGGTATCAGTGTTGGGGCTACTGACATGGGAAGAAAGCGGATTGACGAAAATTCCCCGGCGGCGAAAGAACGCGCGGCGGCAGCGCAAGCTCCGGTGTCTGGAGTCCGGTATGGGGCTTACGGTATTGCCGTACCACCGGAGTCCACAAACCGGACCGAGCGCAACGATTGCGACGGCGACGGCTGCAAACCGCAACTCCACGCTCGCAACGATGGTGTCGAAACGCCATTGCTGCCGGCAAAGGAGCATCCGAGGCCGCGCAGTCATCGCGAATTAGGCAACGCGATCTTTGCCGGAGCAGATCCTGTAAAAGCAGGCCGCGAACTCCTTGAGCCGGGCGAGGAGCGCGCAGACCCGACGCGGCTGAACTCACTGAAGATGTTTGCGGGTTGGGCCTTCGGGAATCCCGATGCGGCGGGACAGCGCAAGCCGCCGCGAATTATCTGGGATATTCCGGGACCGCCGTATGAGCCAGCTGATTCGGAGCAGGAGAAATTAGAAGGAGGCGAGAAGTGAGCGCATCGTGGAGCAAGCAGAAAATCGGCGAGATCCTGGAATTCGCGGGCGTATTGCTGTTTGCCGCCGGAGTGATCCTCAGCGTGCAGCACTACGCCATTGGCGCGCTCTTGCTCGGCGGAACGGCGGCTTACGCCGTGGGCAAGAAGCTGCGAACCATCTCGTAGGTGTGGTTTTTTGGACCGAATTGGCGCCGGAAAGCGGTTCCGGAAGATGCTGCTCGCGAAGATGGTGTTCCGGACTCTTCCCAGCAGCCGGAAGACGCCGAACGGCCCCTGATTCGGGCCTCCGAGTTCTACCGGCCATTTCCGAGACAAAAAGAGTTTCATCGATGCGCGGCGAAGTATCGCCTGTTCGGGGGCGCCGCCGGTCCGGGAAAAACCAAGGCCCTGTTGTGGGAAGCGATTCGCCAGGCCAATAGATTTCCTTGCGTCGATACACTGCTGCTGCGGCGCACCTTTCCGGAGCTCGAGGCATCGCTGATCACTTATTTTCGGCGCGACGTGCCGCGCTGGTTCTACCAGAGCTACAACGAAGCGAAGCACATCATCACCTGGCACAATGGCTCGACCACCCGCTTCGGCCATTCCGCGGGCGAAAATGACGTCTATCAATACCAGGGCGCGGAATTGCTCTTTATCGGCATTGACGAGCTCACCCACTTCACGCTGGGCCAGTGGCAATTTCTGACCAGCCGCAATCGCTGCGCGGTTCCGCGGACAACGCCCAATATGGCCGCAGCGACCAACCCCGGCAATATCGGGCACGCCTGGGTGAAGGCGCTCTGGGTGGACCAGCGGCCGGCGCCGGGCATGGACCGCCCGGGGCAGTATGATCCCGCCGATTACGCCTTCATTCGCGCGACGATTGCCGATAATCCGCTGTATCGAGACGACGCGGAGTATCTGAAGACGCTGAACGCGCTGCCGCGGCATTTGCGGCAGGCGTTTCTCGAAGGCGATTGGAACGTCTTCGCCGGGCAGTATTTCGATCTTTTCGATGTGCGGCGGCACACGGCGCGCGCCGAGCAACTCGGTCTCGAAGCGTGGTGGCCGCGGTGGATCTCCATCGACTGGGGCTTCGAGCATCCCAGCGCGGTTTACTGGCACGCAGGTGGTGCTGGCCGCACGGGCTCAGGTGCTGGCGGCACTCTTCGAGGCTCCCCCTTGCGGGGGCAAGCAGGGCAGGCGGGCTCAGAGAACGGCCGGGGCGTAATCACCTATCGAGAGTTTGTGCAGAACCATCTATCTCCGGGCATGTTGGCACAGGCGATTGTGGAGCGGAATAAAGGCGAGAAAATTCAATCGATTTATCTTTCGCCGGATGCGTTTGCGCATCACACTTCGGAATCGACGATTGCCGACCAGTTGGGCGAAGTGCTGGCACGATACGGGCTGCCGCGGCCGATTCCGGCCGATGACGATCGTGTGGGCGGCTGGATGTTGATCTATCAGATGCTGCAAGACGACAGATGGCTGATCGCCGACCACTGCGAGCGGCTGATCGATTGCTTGCCGACATTGGTGCGCGATCCGGCAAACGTGGAAGACGTCCAGAAAATGGACGGCGATGATCCGGCCGACAGCGCGCGCTACGGGCTGAAATCGCGCCTGGGGCCGGCACGCGCGCCCATCGAGCAGCGCGTCGCCGAGCGCATCAGCACCGCCGATCTGACTTCGCGGCACATCTGGACGGAAAAATTCTTGGCCGAGGAGCGCCGCGCCGGCCGCGCCCCGAAGCTCCCGTTCCGCCGCTGGCCGCCCCCGCGCTGAACGCGCGGTTCCATCAGTCCCACCCGAACGATTCAACAGGAGCAACCTAGTTAACCGGAGCCGGTTCCTATGTCATATGCGGACGAAACGCACGACCAGAGTGGCAGCGGAGGCGGATCGTGGCTGAACGACGTGCTGGACGTCTTTTCGCCTCAGCCGCCAGCCCCTCCGTCGCCCAAGACCCCCTCTCCTTCGCCGGACACGGAAATTCCGGGAACGCCTCAGTACAAGCTTGTCCAGGCCCAGGATGCTATTCGGAACAATGACGCATATGCGCCCAAAGTCGATCCTCGAACCGGTAAGGTTCTTCAGTCGTTTTGCAACGTTGCGGCCGGCGAGACGGTTAGGGCCATGGGTGGGCCGTTGCAGGATCTCATGTATTCTAGTGGAGAGTATGTCGAGGCGAACAACGCTGCGAATCACTTACAGGCATCGAAGAACTGGCAGCAGGTGTCCGCCATCGAGGCACAGGACCTTGCTAATCAGGGCACAGTCGTGATAGGTGTGCAGCGTTATCCGGGAAGCGACCCGAGCACGGGGATGCCCAACCATGGACACATGGTTACAGTCCGTCCTGAAGATCACCCGGGCCTGGCGGAAATGCAAGGTGAGGCGCCGATCGTTAATAATATTGGCGCAAGGCGCAACGTGGTCCCTGCGGACCAAGCGTTCCCCGACGGCACGCGGCCGGTTCGTTACTATGCGCCGAGGCAGCGGTAAATGTTCCGTGACGCTTGCAATAGGGTTTGTGTTTCTTGCTTTTTCGGTGCCCGGATTTTATGCGCAGGCGCAAGCGCCGAAGAAGGCGCATCCTCCGAATGCCTCCGCGAAGAGAAGGTCTGAATATGACGGGAACTGGTGGGCTTCCGCTGATCATGACGGGCGCGAGGGATTCTTTTGGGGCGCTGGTGACTGCCTAGGGTGGGAGGCTAATATTCCTCCGGATTTCTTCGGGGGAACAGGCTACATCAGCTCCGATTCTTTTGATAAGGAAGTCAGCAGATACTATGAGCGATATCCATCAGAACAAGGCTTGCTGGTAATTGAAGTTTGGCGCAAAGTGGCAGTCCAGATGGGCAAGGAGACGCCCCAAACCAAAGGCGGAGAGGTTTACAGGAACCGCCATGGCTTTCTGAATGGCTTTTGGTATCGCACAGGGTCTCCCTCCGAGCGCTTCGGATTTATCGAGGGATACGTTGCCTGTCTGCGTCACTACGTGACCCATCCCGCCGCGTCTTATTCGCAAGCGATCGAGTACTACGACGCCCGGATCTCGGAGTATATTGCGGCGCATTCAAATACAGATGACGAAGCGATTGCGGATATTCTCCGGCGCTTTCGAGATAATCCGAAAGCGAATTGACCGGCCGGTACGCGCGGGCGAACTTCAGGAACAACTAACGCTTCTGCATACTGCGGCGTACGAGGCGCGCTGAGGCTTGGCGTCTTACGAAAGTGCCTGGCTGCGCCTGGCCGCAATTCTGTAAGCGCGAATCTGAAGGTAGGATTTAACCACAAAATGACCGAGAACATAACGGATTGGCTCGCGCGAGTGCGGCAGGGGATGCGCAGCCGCTACGTGCGGCTGCTCGAGGCGCAAGTTGCGCGAGAGCGCGCGGAAATCGAACGGCTGCGCGCCGAGAATCGCGCGCTGCTCAATTCGCTGCTGGGCACGGCCGGCGTGCCGCCGATCGAAGCGCCGCCGGCGCATCCGGCGCAGATCGCGCCGATACGGCGGAGGTCCTGGCAGCAGATTTTCGCCGCACGGGAGATCGAGGCGGAGCGCGAAGCCCGTGCTCGGGAACAATCGGCGCAGCGCCAGCCAGGCGATTAAAGCAAAAGACCCCAGGGCGCCCGACCGAAAGCGTCGGGGCGCCCTGGGCTACAAGTCTCCGAAAAAGCAGATCCCTCGGTCGCATACCAGCACGCGCAGGAGCGCGCGCTGCAACCCGCTCCCTCGGGATGACGATTGTCCCCGATGCGAGCCTAACCGGAATGTAGCGCCGGGCTTTAGAGTCTGTGTGAGAACCGCGGAATTACGACTTCAGCGGCTAAAGCCGTCCCCATTCTGAACGACTTAATGTCGCGGCTGAAGCCGCGACCCACAAAGTTACCCGATCAAAGTCGGTGCACTGGGGACCCGATGAGCGTCGGCGCCATGGGCTACAAGTTTCTGAAAAGCGGCTTCCTTTACGAGCAAGGCAGATGACCCAAACTGAAAACACGATCCTGAAAGACACGCAGCGCGGCGCAGCCGTCGAAGCCGACGGCAATGCGCCCACGCAGTCCGTGCAGCCCGGCGCGGGAATTTCGCTGGCGCTCGACTCGCAGAATGATCCGCAGGCGCAAGCGCTCGGCCCGAATAACGAGCGCCTGGAGCAAGTGGCGCCGCGGTTGGTGAATGCGTTGCGCGAGCTGGTGGTGCAGTTTCGCCAGGAGGGAATCGTCGCGCGGCGGCACGAAATCCGGCGCATTCGCCAGGCGCGGCTCTTCTGGCAAGGGCTGCAGTACGCCTGGTGGAACCCCCAGGACATGAACTGGCACCTGCCGTGGGAAGCGAAAATCTACGATGACTCGGCGCTCCAGGATATGCCGCGCTACCAGTTCGTCACCAACCTCTACCAGGCGTTCGGGCTGTCCTTCGTTTCGGTGATCAGCCAGGACGTGCCGGCCACGCGTTTTTATCCGCAGTCCACGCTGAACGAAGCGGATATCGAAACGGCCAAGGCGGCTTCGCAGGTGGCGGATCTGGTGGAGCAAAACAATCGCGTGCAGCAGCTGCTCACGGGCGTGGGATTTTATCTCTGGACCGACGGCAAAATCGGCGGCTACGTGCGGTACGTCGCCGATGGGCAACGCTTCGGCTGGCGCGACGAACTGGTGCTCGAGGAGCGCTGGGTTCGGCTGGGCGGGGACGCTTACGTCTGCCCGCAGTGCGGGGCGGAGATTGAAGTGGGCGACGAGGGCGGCGGTGGCGCCGCAGCGACGGAAAAATCCCCAGGGCCGCTCGCGCCCTCTTTAGTGACGGCGCATTCGCGCCTGGGCGCGAGCGCACCCTGGGCTACAAATGCAGAGCAAAAACGACAGAGAGATTCTTCGGCCCTGCGAACCGGGCCTCAGAATGACAGCGCGGGGCAAGGGCCGCCAGGTTTTCTGAGCGGCACGATCTGCCCGCAATGCGGCGCGAGGCTCGGCGCGAACGATTTTCGTCCCGCGCCGCTCGTGCCGGTGCCGCAAACCGTGGACACGCGTCGCGTGGCCAACGGCCAGGAGGTGATCTCCATCGTCGGCGGTCTCGAACTGAATACGCCGGTGTGGGCCAACGAGCAGCACGAGTTCCCCTATCTGCAGTGGCAGATGGAAGTGCACCGCGCCAAGCTGAAGGCCGCTTTTCCACACGCTGCCGATAAGATTCAGATGGGCGGTCCGCAAGGCGCGGATGATATCTACGCGCGGGCCACGCGCATTGCCGTCTCGCAAGGCATGCCTACGATTCACCCCGGCGACGCGCTCTTCAACCTCATCACGTTTTCGCGCACCTGGATGCGGCCGTGGGCGTTTTATTCCATCGAAGATGCCGCGGTACGCGATCAGCTTCTGCGCCTTTTCCCCGAGGGCTGTTACGTGGCGTTCGCGGGCGAGACGTATTGCGAATCGCGCAATGAATCCATGGAGGATTGCTGGCGCGTGATGCACGCGCTGCCCGGCGACGGTCAGAATCGTCCCAGCGTGGGCGATTCCCTGATCGACGTGCAGGAGCGCTACAACACGCTCTCCAATATGCAGGCGGAGACTTACGAATACGGCATTCCGCCGATCTATGCCGATCCGCAGGTGCTCGATTTTGACGCGCTGGCGAATCAAACCGCGGAGCCCGCGGCGCATTATCCGGCGCGCGCGCGGCCGGGAATGTCCCTGGCGGACGGATTCTTCCAGCCTGCTCCCGCGCAAGTGCCGCCGGACATGCTGCGCCATCAGCAGGACCTGATCGGGCCGATCGCGCAATTTCTCACCGGACTTTTTCCGGCCGTCTTCGGCGGGGAAATGGAAAACGTAAAAACCGCAAGCGGCTATGCCATGGCTCGCGACCAGGCGCTCGGGCGGCTGGGGTTGGTGTGGCGGCGGCTGAAAACGTTTTATTGCGATTTGATGCTGCTGGCGGTGGATTGCTTCCGCAAGAACCGGCCGGGCGACGTGGAGATTCCGTTTCTCGGCGCGGGCGGCGAATTCGAGGCGCAATTCATCCGCCTGGCGAACCTGAAGGGCAATATTCAGTCGCATCCGGAATCCGACGAGACTTTCCCGCGCCTGAAATCGCAGCAACGCGCCGTTCTGCAGCAGCTCATGGCCAATCCCGATCCCACCATTCAATCCGCGTTGCGCGAGCCGGCCAATCTCGGGTTCATCAAGTCGCTGGTGGGCTTGAGTGAACTCGTGGTGCCGGGCGACGACGCGCGCAACAAGCAGTTGCGCGAGATTCAGAGTTTGTTGACGGCCGGGCCGCTTGCCTTAACGGGGGAGACTTTGTTAAGCCCGCAAAACGGCGTGATGGCCACGCCTTTTGCGGGCTCGACAACCGGAGCATCCCAGGCGGGTCCACTTGCCTTTACATCGACGGTGCCGGTGGACGAGTTGCTCGACGATCACGCCACCGAATTCGAGGAGTGCCGGCGCTGGGCCAGCGCCGATGCCGGTCAGATCGCGCGCGTGCAGAATCCCGCGGGCTTCGCCAACGTGCGCGCGCACGCCGCGGAGCATGCCGCGGCTCTCGCGCGGCAGCAGGACTCCTTTAAGCGCTGAAAGCGCCGTGACGGGGCACGGCCTTTCGGCGCTCGACAACACCAACACTCCGGGGCCGGGTGCCACTTCTTTAGGCCGGAAAGCGCCGTGACTTCTTTGGCGGCCGAAGCTCCCCTTGCCGGGGACTTCGGCCTGGGTGCCGTAACGTCTCGATTCGGAGGACAAAAATGCAGCAGGGAAGCAGTGCGAGCGCGCTGGCAGCGCGCACAGCGGGAATGACGGACGAACAGATCCTGGATCTCGATCTAGAACAGATCGCCGCGGAAAGCACGGCGCAGCCGCCTGCCCCGCAAGATGACTTGGAACTCCTGGGCTCGCCGGCGACTTTGTTGACGGCCGGGACTTCTTTTAGCCCGCAGGGCGCCGTGATGGCCACGGCCCCTGCGGGACTCGACAACACCAATACGCTGACCCGCGATCCACTTGCCGATAGATCGAGCGTGCCTGGCGCACCTGCCGCAAATGCGCAAGCCGAGCCCGCGTGGCTGAAGCAACTGGAGACGCAGCCTGCGGCTGCGGCCGAGGCGCGCCAATGGCGCGAAGCGGCTCAAAACGTGGCCGCGCTGGACGCCGCTTACTTCAGCGGCGATCCCGGTGCGCGTTCGGGTTTGGCTGGGCGGCTGTACGAGAGCGATCCCGCGGCATTTCGCGAAATGCTCGCGGAAAGCGCGCGCATGCTGGCATCGCGCGATCCGCAAGCGCTGGCCGAGCTGGCACGGCAACTCGGCGTGAACGATGCGCAGGCGCCGAATGCGCCCGCGAAGTCGCTGGCGCAAGCGGCGCGCTCGCCTGAATCGGATGCCTCGGCGCACAATCCAATTTCCTCCGACAACCGCGGCAACGCGGCATTCCCGGCCGAGGCCTATCGCGCATTTGAATCCGCAACCAATGAAGATGTAGCGCGGGGCACACGCGAGGCCATCGACCGCACGCTCAGTTCCACGCTGCCCGAAGGCATCGGCGAAGGCGCGCGGCGGCGCATCGGGGACGACATTTTCCACGAGCTGCACGCCACGCTTTCCGCCGATCGTGAGCTCACCCGGCAAGTGGGCGAGGTCCTGCGCGGCTGGCACTTCGATGGCGCCGCGAGGCAGCAGGTCGTGTCCCTGATTTCCGGTCGCGCCCGCGCGGCGATGCCGGAGGTGGCGCGGCGCGTCGTGGCGGAGTGGACCTCTTCGGTACTCGCTTCCGACCGCGCTCGCGTGGCGCGCGTGGATGCGGCGGCTTCGCGGCGCGACATCACCGGCGGGCGTCTGCCTGCGTCGGTTCCCACGAACGCGCTCCGTCCTCGAAACATCGATTACTCCCGCATGACCGACGAGCAAATTCTCGACCTGTAGCTCTCATTTGTCGTGAAGGATTATCCGGAAGGACTGAGTATGGCAATACCAGATACGCAAGATGATACTTCCTGGTGGGGCGATCTCATCGCGGGGCTATCACAAAAGCAGGTTCCGCCTCCGCCACCGCCGCCACCACCCGTAAATCAGAGCGCTTGGGAAAAATCACTGGAACAAGCAAGAATTAGCGATTCTTTGGGGACGGTGCACGATCTCGGGCTCATCGTCTTCAATGAGAGCCAATCATATTCGGACCGGCCGGACTCGAACGAGCCGATTGATACTGCCCGCGAAAAGATGGCTCACTCGGTCATGAATGCCGATCAAAAATGGGGCGCTGAGCGCATGCGTAACGCCAAAACCGCTTTGCCCATCGAGGCCTCCGAGAAGGCTCTGAGCAATCCAACCGTTCGCGCGGCGTACGACTCTTCCATGAAAGGCGCCCGAGAGGCATATTTGAACGGGAACGATCCAACAAACGGCGCAGTTTTTTCCATCCAGAAACCAACTCCGGACCGGTCAAACTATGTCTTTCAGAAGGGTAGACCGCAAGGAGTCCCGCTCAGCACGCATTCCGGCCCCTACAACAACACGTATACGAAAGGACAAGTGCCGTCCAGCACTGCATGGCTGAATACATACTGGGATAAGTAGCGAGCGCCTAAAGGCGGTGTTATCGGCGCGCTCGTTCATACCTTTGAAAAAAAATGTTCTTTGCCGATTCGATACACACGGGTTGCATCCAACCCGGACGCTCCGGTTCGAGCGGACATACCTCGAAGTCGCCGAACACAGGTTCAGAATCGCCGGCATCCGGATCTTTCATCGCTACCCTGCGTTTGTACTCGGCTTCATAGGCTCTTTCTAGGTTCGATGGGAGTTCCGGATGTAAGCTGTCCTCCAGGTCGTGACGCTGAGAGTTAGGGCCGCTGAGAATACCCAGAATTCGTTTGGTGCCCACTTTCCACATGCGCATGGCTGGGTTGCCGTTGCAGCATGTGATGCGGCCGCGCGTCCAATAACACGAGGCAGCAATCTCGGGTGTCTTGCAGCGAATCTTGCGTTTCGCGGCGTTTTGCGGAACAGCTAGCGCCGCTAGGGCGCACAGCGTCAGCGCCGCGACAAAGGCGTATCGCATGACGGAAACGTAGCATACCCTTGTAGCCCCTTCAACTCTTGCTGCTGGGTGAACTAGTCACAAATTGATCGCAGTACACCGCGAACGGGGCCGCAGTGCGACCACAGTGAGCGGCACAAGCCAAACGATCCGCACAGCCAGTGGCTGTGCAACTGTGTTAACGCGCCAGGCTCCCCTTACCGGGGACACCGGCGCTACTGCAAAAAGGAGAAAACACAATGGCACAAATGCAAAATACGCAGACCATTGCGCTGCAACTGGAGAAGGTGCGGGACAAAGTGCCGCTGCTCTACGAACGCGACGACGTCCTGCTCAGCATGATCCAGCAGCGCGGGGACGTCGAAAAAGTGAGCTCGCGCAATATGCGCATCCCGCTGCAGGTGAACCCCGGAGGCAAGGCCGGCTCCTACAACGCCGATGGCGGCGACCTGGGACGCGGCTCGGGCAGCGTCTACGACGTGGCTCAGATTTCGCCGATTTTCTTCCGCTTCGCCGTGGAAATCAGCAAGCTCGTCGAGTACAGCACCAATGCGCGCGAGAAAGCCATCGAAAACGCGGCCAAGCGCGAGGTGGCCAACGGGATGAAACAATTCCGCGCTTTTCTGGACAAAGTGCTGCAGACCGCCGGCAACGGCGTGCTGGGCACCATCGGTTCCGTCAGCGGCACCACGCTGACCATGAACACGCCGCCCGGCGCCGCGCTGGTTTACGTGGGCCAGACGATCCAGATCTACGACACGACCATCACCACCAACCGCGGGTCCTGCAACGTCGTGGCCGCCGATCCGATCAGCACCACGCAGACCATCATCGTGGACGCGTTGCCTGCCGGAACCGTAGCCACCGACGTGATCGTGCACGACGGGCCCTCCGGCGCGCAGCCCACTTCGCTATTCGGTATCAAGTATCATCAGAACAACGCCACCACCGGCACGTGGATGAACCTGAACCGCGCGACCTATCCGCAGCAATTGCAGACGCCGCGCGTCAACGCCGCGAACTCCGCGCTCGTGCCGGGCTACGTGCGGCTGGCGATAAATAAAGTTCGCAAGGCCCTGGGCATCGGCCAGCTCGGCAAGCTGATCGCTTACACTTCGGTCGAGCAGGAACACGCCTGGGAAAATCTGGGCATCACCATCAGCCAGGTGATCAAGGAAAATGCGGCCGGCAGCGCCAACGATCTCGATCTGCTCTTTTCCGGGCGTAAGACGATGTCGGGCGTGCCGATCAAATCTTCCATCAGCGCTGACCAGACTCGCGTGGATTTTCTCGACCTCTCGCATTGGGGACGCGCGGTGATGAAGGACATCGATTATTTCGAGGTGGGCGACCAAACCGTCTTCCCGATCTACGGAACTTCGGGCGGCCTCTCCGCGGCATTTATTTTTTATTTCGATACCGGCTTCCAGGTGTTTTCCGATTCGCCGAGGAGTGGAGCGTATATCGACGGGCTGGCTCGCCCGATCGGCTACTAAACGCTGACTTATTTAGGCGCGAAAAGCGCCGTGACTTTGTTGACGCGCGAAAGCTCCTGATGTCCTCTTTAGCGCCGCGAAGCTCCTGATGCCCATGACGTTCGCGGCGAGGGCTTTCGCGCGAAGAAACGGCCTTTTCGGGCTCGAGAACATTTTTAACGCCAAAAGCTCGTGCCAATCACGCGGCTTTTGGCGTTCGACAATACCAGTACGCTTCAGCAGAGATGTGGCAGGCATCACATCATGCCCATTGTCAATGGCAACTATTACATGAATGGCGGCTACGGCCAGTCACTCGAGCAGGATCGGATCGCGGATGCCTTTCCTGGCCTTGCGGAACAAAGCGGCTCCGGCTCGTGGGTAGACCGGCTGATCGATCATCTCACCACGCCACGATCGGCGACCGAGCCGCCCCCGCCCCCCACACCGCCGGAAATGCCACCCGAAGCTTACGATGATATGAAGATCAACGATCTGAGGGTGCGGGACGTTGCGGGCATCATCGCGAACGAGGACAGAGACGTTACCCCTGGAACCTCGTCACCCGACCAGTTCTATCAATCAAAGCTCTGGAAGGCACATGCAATAATCAATGCTGACCAAACATATGGGGACAGACGCGACAACCTCGTCGGCACGGCTCCAAAAGAGGTGACACCCGAGCTAAGAAATTCTCCTCAATACCAGCAGGCGCTCGCCGCGGCGCGGCAGGCATTTCAGGAGCAGCTTTCGGGAAAAGACCCAACCGGCGGCAGGATGTGGTTCAATAATCGGCCCACTGCTTCAACAGCTCCTCGTGTCCTCAATCAGCGTCATCCCGAAACCTCGACCGTGGGCGTCAACAAAGTTTTCGGCCCTTTTCAGCTAGGGAACAAAACTTGGTTTACGGACATCAACGAGAACCTTAACCCTCTGCCGAAGTGATTCCGTGGCCGTGATTTCATCCGAGTTTGCAAACGCCAGGGCTCTAGTTACTTCGCTAGAAGCGATCGATCAACGAAGAGGTTCTTTGCGGATTCGACGCAGACCGGTCGCATGGTACCGGGATGCTCGGGCGCGAGTGGGCAAACCTCAAAGTCCCCGTAGAGTGGGGCACCGACCCTTGGCGTCCAAATTTCCTCTACGTTGGCGGGGAACTCGGGATTTTCGTTATCGAGCGAAAGCGGATCGTTGTAGGTCGAGGGACCGCTGTAGATGCCTAAGAGGCGCTTTGTGCCAACCTTCCAGAGGCGATATGCCGGCGTTCCCGCGCCGATCCTAATCCGGCCGTGCGTCCAGTAACACTCGGGGGCGTTTTCAGGAGTTTTGCAGGCGATTTTTCGCTTGAGGGCGTTCTGTGGCACCGCTTGCGCGCAGAACGCAAAAAACAGCACCAAAGTCGCCACAGATACGTGCCGCACGCGCAAAACTTAGCATAAGTGATTAGCTCGGAACAAGCTGCTCGCCGAGTGGCGTGAACTTTTTATACGCGAAAAGCGTCGCGATCGCCACGGCCCAATCGCACCCGACAGCACCAGTCATTTGGCAATACGAGTTATACGGGAGCAGCACGAAGCGGCTTCTTTAGGCCGGAAAAACGGCGTGCCCTCAATCTTAAATCGCGAAACTTCGTTTCGCGAAGGCACGCCTTTTTCCGGCTCGACGATCTCACCACGCGCGCAAATAAAAGTGATTCGGGAGCAGCATGCCGCTCCCGAATCAGTAATACGGCGGCTGGAAATTGCCGGCGGCCGGAACCGCTTCGGTGAAGCAAACTACCGCGCGGTGTGGGGATGGTCGCGGCTGGCGTGGGTGGGCGGCAAATGGGAAGACCGCAACGCGGCGGGCGAGCTCGTGCGCGAATGCGTGGAGCTGCGGCGCGTACCCAAATACGCGCCGCACAACCGTTGGCACATCGAGCGATGGCTGCCGCCGGAGGCTTACGGCTCACCTCGCGCCTGGTACGCGCAGACCATCGAGCGCGAGGACGGCGTCAGCGTGCCCGCGCTGGGGCCTTATCCCGAACGCGGCGAATACGAGCACTGCTTCACGCTGGAAGGCCCGCGCGGCGAATTCGTGCAACTCACACCGGCGGTGGCCGAATATATCGCATGCGCGATCGAGGCCGGAAGGCACACCAGCGCGGCCGAACGGCGCAAGGCCATCGAGCAACGCGAGCGCCGCAGCGAGCGCGATTACGATCGCTGGGCCTGGGATGTGCTCGATAGCGGCTGCCCGGCGTTTCACGGGGTGCCGTTCGTGAATGTTTTGTAGCGCGAAAAACGCCTCTTACCGAGGCTTTTTCGCGCCCGACAACACCAATACGTCGTGCTCCACCGTTGGGGGCAAGCTCGCCTTACCGGCGACGTTGCGGCGCCCGACAACACCAATAACGGATTGCGAAAGATTAAAAAGGGGGAGAATGGCGAACCAAATGAACGCGGTGATCGTAAATCTGACGGAACAAAATTGGATCTTGCATCGCAGCTACGGCACGTACCGAGTGCGCGGCAGCGAAGATGGCGAGCCTTACGCCCTGACGAGAGTCGAGGCGCGCACGGCCTTTATGGATATGGGCGACAAGCGCACGGCGCCGGTGCACATCTCCGCGGCCGAGCTCGCCAATGACCTCTGCCGCGAGATCAATTCCGATGGCGGCGAGGAGAGCAACTTTGGCGTTTTCGTGGCCGAAAGCGCAATTCCCAGCGAGGACGAGCTGGAGCGAGCGCACGAAAAGCTGGTGGCGTTTTATCGCCGGCTCGTGGCCGGCGCCGATCGCGAATGGGAGCGTTCGCATTCCTATCTCTTCATCAATGACGTGGAGCGCCGCGCGGCGCAGTATCTGGGACTGGAGAAAGACTGGTTCTACCAGGCGCGCGAGACCGTGGAGTGTCCCGGCTGCGGAGAAAAGATCAAGCCTGGGGTTGCCGTGTGCAGGACTTGCGGGGCGATTTTGGATCGCACCAAGGCGGCCAGTTTGGGGTTAGCTCCGCATCGGCCGTCTCGGAAAACCGCTGGCGCGGCGTTGCCGTAAATTCCGTTTGAACCGCAGTGCGCATTCTCAGAACAGTCGTGACGCATAGCCTCGAACTGTGGGCCAAAGGCCTTTTGGCTGCAGCAATCGCCGGCGCTGCCAATGGCGTGATCACTGGGTTTGCGGCCGTAGGCATTGATCCCGCGCATTTCAATCTGCAAGCGGGCCTGAAGTCCACGCTGGCCATCGCCGGGGTGAGCGCGCTGATGAGCGGCATGATCGGCGTGGCAGCGTATCTGAAACAATCGCCGCTGCCTGCAAATAATCAGAGGGAATAATCGCGGCACAGAGCCTATTTTTATCGAGTCTTCTGTCTGGGCTCGCACAATACGCACAGGTTACGCCGCCCGAAAAGGCCAACCTGAAAAGCAGATCCCTCGGTCGTCCGCCTTCGGCTGACTTCCTCGGGATGACAGCACTGAAGTCGTACGGGTGGGTATCGCAGGAGTAGATTATGCCGACGGCCTATAACACCGCGGGACAAGTGACCTCGCTGGTGCGTTCGCTGCTGAACGACGCCGCGGGAAATCTTTTTACCGACACGGTCCTCATACCCTACGCCAATTCCGCCTACCGCAAAGTACAGCGCGCGCTGGCCAATATCCGTTCGGGCAGCTTCCTCAGCGACGACGTGCTGCTGGTAGTTCCCGCCGTGGCGGGCGCGGACCCTTCGGTGCAGGTTTCCGTCACCGACGCGACGGCGCCGCCGAATCAACTGCCCGTGGATCTGTTGGTGCCGCTGAAGCTGTGGGAACGCCGCAATGGCTCGTCCGACGATTTCGTGGAAATGACCGACCTGAGCGATCACGGAGGTCTGCCGTCTCAGCCGCAGGGACTCAATCTTCAATATTGGGAGTGGCGCACCGACGGGCTCTATTTCCTCGGCGCCACGCAGGATACGCAGATCCGCCTGCGCTACGAGAAAGCTTATCCGGCGTTCGTCGACGGCACGAGTTCCGTGCTGATTCGCGACGCCATCGAGTCCATCGCCTATTTCACCGCAGCCATGGCCGCGGCTGCCCGCGGAGCACCGCAAGCGGCGCGCTGGGATGACGCCGGCAGCGATGCGCTCGAGGATTTGCTGGTGCGCGCGACGCATCGCGAGCAGCACAGCGGGCACCGCCGGCGGCCCTATTCGTGGCGCCAGGGCTACGGGCCGATTGTTTAGCGCGCGATTCAGGTTTCGACGAGAAGGAGGGAAGGGAAATGGCTCTTGCGATCAATATTACGAATATCGATTCCGGCGACAACGATCTCTACATCTTTGGCACGCTCGCCGCATCCGGCAGTTACACGAGCGGGGGCGACACACTCGATTTCACCACGGTGGCGAATCAGATTGGAGCCAGCCAGGCTCCCGTGCAGGTGTGGGTGGGCGGCACGACTGGAGATAATTACGGCTTTGTCCGGGCGGCTTCGCCGACTCTCGCCAACGGAAAAATAAAGATCAACACAGCCTCCAGTACGGAACTTGCCGCAGGCGCCTATCCTTCCCGCATTACCGGCGACGCGAACATTCAGATCGAGGCCGTTTTCAGCAAATTGATTTAGCCGATTTCCCGAACCCCTAACAAAAGGCAGATTCCTCGCTTCGCTCGGAAATGACAAAACTTTTACGGGTACTCGGATTTAGAAAAAGGGCATGAGTGTTTTGGGCACAACCGATGCGCCGCTGGATATGTTTGGCGGGCTGGTGACGGATGTGGCTCCGGCGGATTTGCCGCCGGGAGCTTCGCCGGATTGCGCCGACGTGGCTTTCGTGCCGGGCGCGGTAAAGACGCGGCCGGGGCTGCTCTCCGTGTTCGCCGCGATTTCCGGCAATCCCACCATCAATTATGTCAAAACGTACATTCAGCCGAACCTCGCGGAAGTTCTGCTGGCGCTCGATTCGGCCGGATCGCTCTGGGGCGAATTCACGCCGGGCACGCTGACGCAGATCAATACAGGGCCGGGCGGAAAATTCATCGCGCCGAATTGCCGCGCCAAGTCCACAACGCTCTTTGGCCGCGAATATATCGCGTTTCACGATGGAAGATTCGGCCTCGATATTCCGCGGCAATACGACGGCACGAATTTCGATCGGGTAAGCCAGGTGGGGCCGGGCGCGGGGCCGGTGACGGCGTTCGATGCGCCGGCCGAGCCGGTATACACCGTCGGCAATTCGCCGGCGGGCGCAGTGCGCAGCAACAACGTCGTGACCATCACCACCACCACGGCGCACAACCTCTATCCGGGAGCCTCCGTCCTGATCGCCGGCGTGGTGGATACTTCGTTCAACGGCACCTTCGTGGTGCAGTCGGTGCCATCGCCGACCACGCTGACCTATCAGCAGCTCGGTGCGGCAAGCAATTCGGGCGGAGGTACGGCGACGCTGGCTCCGCAACTTTCGGCCGGCGTGCATCAGGTCTGCGTCTTTTTTCAGACGCGCCAAGGCTATCTCACGCAGCCTTCGCCGCCGGTGACCTGGACCGCTTCGGGCAATCGCCGCGTGCAATTGACGGGAATTCCGTTGCCGCTGAACGACGCCAATGTTGTGGCCCGCATTCTGGCGTTTGCTCCCGCGGGCGGTGGATCTTTTTATTACACCAGCGGGCTCAATAACACGCCGCAGATGGTTATCGCGGATACCACCACCACTAGCGTGACGCTGGATTTCTCCGACACCGCTTTGCTGGGCGGAACGCTGGCCGATCCGCTCTTCCGGTTAGTGGAGCTGGGCGAATGCGCGGGCGTCATCGGTTATGCTTCGCGGCTTTTCTGGTGGGGCGAGCGCAAGAAAATCGGCAATTTCGAGAACCCTGTCTCTTATACACATCTCCGAGCCCACGAGACCTCTCTACATCTCGTATGCCGTCTTCTGCTTGAAAAAAAAAAGGGGGGGGGGGGGGGGGGG